GTATGGTACATGTACCTCTCTGCAGCATTCTGAGGCAAACCATAAACTTGCTCGAACTCACTAAGGCTGCTCAATGTGAGCAGCTCGTCAGTTGGTCCTTGGTTTGCAAACCCCGGTATAAATACAGTGGTTCCGACGGGTAATTGTGGGCGCAATGAAAGATCTACTTCCTTGACCTCGACTCCTGGTGATTGAATTGTTCTTGCCATAATTTTTGTTACCTTCTGAAATTATTTAGTAAACTCCGGACCGAGTTTGTTAAGTTTTTCACAACAAAGTTGGTACGAGCTTTGAAAAAGAGAATTCAAATGAAGTTTCTATCTCATCTTCATCACGGTAATTATAGTCTATAGACCCTATACTAACAGGTACCACACCTAAAAAATCAAATTTCATAGTCTCAACATTATACTCATCTAACGCATACATTGTTGCGGTTCCTTGATATTGTTTGAACATAGATGTGCTTGTAGTTATATCTGCATTTTTCATGAAAATAGCATCAGTGTCATCATTTAGTATGTCTAACCACTTCCAAATGACCCAATAATTATTAAATCTGTTGTCGATTGTAAAATTTATAGTAACATTATCATATGCTGGTCTACTATGTGTACTAAACTTGACTGTCTGTCCTGAGAACCTTATATCACCGGAGTCTACCTTAACACTCGGTATGTTTGCACCATACACGCTAAATTGTAGTGTATCTGGTAGAACATTCTCGTCATCTCGGTTTTCCTGTTGGGTGTAAGATATATCCTTCATGGCCTCTGGTAATGTCAACACAAAGATAAATTTGTCTTTGCGGCTCTTATTATATGGTGTTTGTATTATGTTATCTGTCATGCAAATTTCCATCCTTGTTCCTGTAAGTCATCAATCTCATGTGATTGTGGTGTATTTTCCCCGGCTCCGGCCAGTGTCTCACTATCTATAAATATAGGAAGGGTACTATAACCATCTGTCAACAACTCGTTCGTGTATGTAGATAATGATCCACTAAACATAGATTCATCAGAATACCCCTTCTCTATAATGGAAGGTTTGTTGTGTTTGTCTAACTGTACTACATCAAAGAATTGTTCTGTAATTGTAGTTTCGAGTATCATTAAGGACCAAATTAAACTCATCACCCTATCGTCTTGTATATTCATACCTTTAGCTGCCTTCCATGTACCGTTCGGGTATCTCACAAATGTTTTTAGTTCTTCTAGTGTATTAGTGTCATGTAACACTACAGAATATATCTCAGTTAACCAATATTTCATATTTATGACACCCTTATACTTCGTGTTTGTGTGTGCGATCACACCGGGTCTATCATACTGTTGTTTCTTGCTTGGGGTATAGTTTACTATATTTGTATATCCATGTACGTTCTTTAATGTATCCACAACCTGAGCACCACAATTGTTTCTCTCTATAAGTGCGGGAGGAGTTCCCCACTGATATAATATCTCGAGTAACTTTGTGGTGAAGTTGTATGGGCTTATCGTATTGTTGTGATATACTGCTACTTGCTCTATTTCAGTTAGATCCGTTATATCAAATATTTGCACAACACTAGCTGCTTCTCCTACACCTTCAGATATATCAACACCAACTGTGTATATTCTCTCCGGATTTGGAAGACTCCAGACCTTATACATGCCATCATCAAATATATGCTCCGGGTCTCTTATAGTTAGTGAACATTTACGTACGAGCTCTTCATCCAGTACACTCTCGCCGGTTTCAATGAATTGACATCCAAATTCTTGATCAAATATTTCAGTGCTTCCCAGAGATGTTATTGTTTCTTGCTTCCATTTATCATCCCTACCAGGTATCTCCCACCAGTCAATTCTACTCGCGCACCAGTTGTTCTTGCCTCTAATAGCGTTGGTGTACAAATCATGAAACAAATTACCCGTACCATTTGGCGTGCTGGCTATGAATATTTTACTCTTCTTACTTGAGGATATGATCGGATAAACAGACTTCCAGAAACTCTCAACCAAATGATTGTCAATAAATGCCAACTCATCTAGTACTAAACAGTTACAACTATCACCTCTACCAGCATCACTACTCGTGGTGCTTATACCCACACTACTACCATTTGCTAATGTCATGCTGGTTTTACCGTATTCGATAACTCCAGGCTTCAACCAATTGGGTAGTTGTTCATACGCCAGTCTGATTCTCTTAAAGATGTTTATTGCTGTTTGTTCTTTATTTGCTACGACAAGAATGCGTTGATCATCATTAAAGCATGCTACCCACAATGTATAAATTGTCATCATTGTTGTTTTGCCAACCTGTCGGCTTGCTAACACTATATTAAATCTATTATCTCTCAACGCTCTAAGCACCTTTTTCTGACACTTGAACAGTGTGATTTTCTCCTTACCTCTATCAAGGTTTACGATTGTGAAGAAGTTTTCTGCGAAGTATAACAAATTCTGCCCACACTTCTTGAGATCCTTGACCATCTTCGAGGTCCACTCAAATTCAGCCTTACTGGTAGGGAGGTTTTTGTTACCCATATACACATGCTTTGGATCAACATCTTGTTTTTTTGTTTTTTCTACCGACATTATATAAGTATTTATGTGAACGAATCTAGAGATATACATCAACTTACCCAAGCTTACGGACTAATTAATGAGAATGAAGACAATCGTGTGTGGAAAACAGGTGATTGCCCTGACAGTTTAGGAGACTCAGATCTCGCAAATGAATTAAAGCCAGATAACAATTTACCTGAAGAGGATAGTGTACCTCCCATCGAACCTAGTGATGAAAGTGATTACTATCTTAACAAGATAAGTGAGCGAATCAAAGAAAACGGAAAAAAACCCGGGAAAAAGGTCAACGAACAAATAAATAATTCTACAAATATTATGAGCGACGAACCAAAAAACATCTTTGATAAATTATACTCAACGATCATGGAAGGTGATGATCCTTTCGCCGATCTCGATAGCATGGGTGATGAAGGCCCAGGTGATGAGATGGGTAGTGATGAAGAACTAGACTTAGGAGGAGATGAAGTTACATTTAGCTTGCCTAGGGATTTAGCGGAAAAACTTCACGAAGTTTTAATGGATCAGCTAGGTGATGATAGTGAAGGTGATGACGGAGAAGACTTTGGAGATGACTTTGGGGACGAGAATGATGAGATGTTAGGTGACTCAGTTGTGAGTGAACCAGATCCAAAGCCATTAGGTGGTCATGGAGATCGTCATCATAAAGATGCAGGTAACACCGGTAGTGGGAGCAACAAGGTTTCTAGCTCTAAAACAAGCAGCCCAGACGGTGGAAGTGCAGATGGTGGAACTGTTAAGGAAGACCCAGACCCAAAACCATTAGGTGGTCATGGTGATCGTCAACATAAAGACGCAGGTAATACCGGCAGTGGTAGTAATAAGGTAAACAACCCTAAAAGCAGAGCCATTGGAGATTAATTTTTAATTTAACCCCCAAATCACAAAAAGGAGCCGTTCATATTTTATGAACGGCTTTTTTTATAAATATATTTATGAGCTTATTTGAAAAGAAATTCATGCGATTGCTCGAGTTTGATGATCTACAGCAACAAAGTAACGGACCAGCTAAGAGTCCATGGCACCGGAAGGCGGCGCGAGGATCTGGTGCAGCAAATCAACATCAGGTAGCAGATAGATACAAGGGTAGATACACCGGAGAGGGGGATTTTAAATTCTCCGGTGAATTGAACAGGAAGATAGAAATGATCCGGAATGGTACAAGTGACTTACAGGTTTTGTCTGATGTTGATTGTGATCACATATTAAAAAATTACCCTATAAGTGAACTACCACGAGACAAACCTAAAAGCTTGAGCAACAGTGGCATGGTGGTTAATTGGGATCCAGTTAAATCAGTATATATATTAACAAAACAATGAGTGAATTGGAAGACATTTTTAAGTTTAATGATGGGTTGAGATTTCTAAACAAGGAAATTAATTGCAATGAACGTGATAATTATAAATCGTGGTGGTTAGAGCAGATCTATCAATACGGTACGGTTATTGATTATTATGTCAATAACACAACGTTTGAAACTGTAGATCCACTATATGGTGAGGAACCTACACAGGTTTTTCAACCTGCTGAAAAGTTAGTCTTTGCGATCACGTTAAATGAGAATTCTGTTGTCCTTCAAAAATTTGGTCTAATTTCAGATGATGAGTTGACCGGATTTATACAAATTGATAGTTACACTAGATCTATGAGTTCTGACGCGAATCCTTCACCAGAGCCCAAA